CCTCTGGATTCAATGCTTGTCCTTTTGCAAGTTTGTCTTTGATTGGTGCTGTTGCTTTGTCTAAGATTGTGTTGCCCATGCTACCACCGTACTCGGCAATTTTTCTTTCTTGTATTGCTTGGTTGATGATGTCCAACATCATTTGGTTCTTCTGATAGCCGTCGTTTTTTAATTCTTGTCCGAAGTGTGTGTTCTGTGTGATCTCGTGTATCTTTGTTCTCACGTGGTTGGCATAGTCCTGTAGTTCTTCCTCGTTGAACTGTGAAAGGTCCATAGTCATGTTGAATCTAGATTCGAATTCTTTCAATAGAGATTCAGTAGTAATGGGTTTTGTAAGGTCTAAGCTCTTCATACTGTGTTTATTTATTATCTAGGCTCCGAACGTGTCATTAAAGATATCCTGTATTTTACCCTTGCATTCGTCCGCTAGACGGTTAGCGACGTCCAACCTATCCCAATAAACATCTTCCGTAAGTTCGTCTTTGTCTTTCTGGGCTTCTCTGATCATGCGTTTGGCATTCTGTATATCAAACAACTGTGAAGCATGTTTTGTGTCTAGGTCAAGAATACTATAAGGCAGGTTTTTTCCATCTGCTAGATAGTGTGCCACCAGTATTGCAGTTTGTTTAAGATTGATGTCCTCGTGCAGTACCTTGGCTTCCATCATGTCAGCAATCACATACACGTATCTAGTGCCCGTGTGTTTTTTAGGAACGATTGCTATGTTGCCTATGAGGATGCCTTTAGAAAATTGTTTTGGTAGATGTCGAAACGGCCTACGTGCTTCTTCTTTCCGTGCGAGGTCTTGTAATTTGTTCTTGAGACCGTATGCCTCAATTTGTTTTACCAGTTCTGATTTATTTTTTCCTGTCATTAGCAACAAACTTTATCTTCCTATTTAAAGCATATTGCATATGGGTGTCAAGTTTCTTACGCACGAACACCGCTTTGTCCGCCAACTTCTTGGCTCTGTCCGCATCCTCTGGTGACAGTTGGTCACTTCTAAATGATTCCAATGCATGTGACTTTATGAATACAACGTCCGTATCTGTGACATAGACTTTGGCCTTAGGTGCTATTTGTATGAACATTTATTGGTAATTCTATCCAGGCATTTTCATCAGGATAACAACCATAGTTGATAATAATCCTGCGACTACTGTGCCTGCTGTGGCAATGATAGTTTTTGATTGCGACTTGTGTCCGACTGACATATCTTCATTCATCTTTGCCAGCCTAAGTTCAATCGCACTTAATCTATCGTGTAACCCTTTGTATCTCTCTGAACACAGGTCCACGTGTGCTTCTAAATTTTGTTTTTCTAAATCTGTTGTACTCATATATCTTTTTAAATCTCTTTTGAGGATCTGCACCTCCGTTAATAGAGCCTGTAAATGAGCCTGGATCATTGCCTGTGTAAGCCTTGGTAAGTTTTTGTTTGTGCCTAATTTATGCTATTATTTATCGATGGTGCCAGAGTACGAAAAGTACGTGTTTATAATGCCACCCGCAAGTGCACCGATTACTTTTTGCGAGTCTGTGCCTTGCAGTTCCTTTGTGATAAAAGTCTGCACGGGAAAGTTTGCTGTGTTATGGCACTCGGCCATGATAGGAACAAGGCCGAAGTCATCCACTAAGCCCTGAGTGGGATCAACAACATCACCATACACTCCTGCCTGTTCAGTGAAAAACTGGAAGTTCCAGATTGTGTGTTGCCCCTCGTAGTAAGAGCCGAACCCGTGATTGCCTAGATTAGGCATTTCTATTTTCTCCGGTGGTTGCTCCCAGGTGATGTTACCTCTCATCTGTAGCAGTTGTAACATGGTGGTAAAGTTGCTATTCTGGTCACGGGCCATGGCCAATGACTGCTTGTCACTTATCTCCGCACCGCTTTCAGTTTCAAAAGGGAATGCCTGTTTTAGGTTACCGTTATAAGTGATGTCCACCAGGGTGTGAATATGATACTCGTGCATATCGGTATTTAAGTCATTAAAAAAGGGCGAACCTAATTAAAGATCCGCCCTTTGGTAATTGTACTTCAGTCTAATTAAATTAGAATGATGCGCCTGTTGCCGCAACTACTGTCGCTGAACTCAAGTTTACTGAGCCTACGCCAACTGATGTTAAAAGTCTTAACACAGATTGTAGGTATGTCACAAACGTTTCGCTGTTCGTACCGTCGTAAGTGTCAGTTCCGAACTCACCTTCGTAAACTATGTCAAATACTTGACCGTCATTCGAACCATCACTTCTTAATTTAGTGATGATAAGTGGTGTTGCTTCTTGCGTCAATGTCGCTATGGCCAACTGCACCGCACCCAATGGTCCCATTTCAGTAGAAGAGAAGTCCGTACCGTTAACTGCAAAGTCTACAGTCACAGCCGTGATCGTCTTACCTGAAAGGTGATCAGTGGTGTTTGCTTTAGTTGGGTTTATTTTAGTTGTCATCTGTTATATCTCCTATAGTATTATTACGCTCCAACAGAAGTATCACCCATATCTCTGTCAGCCGCTGTTGCTGAAGAAATAGTTGCTGTTACTTTGTCAGGTGTCATTGCGTTCAAGGCTCTAACTGCCGCCTGGATTGCCGCTACTGTAGTTGTAGAACTGATTGTGTCTAAAGAGTCTCTTCTTACCATGTAAGTTTGTTCTGTGTTTGAGTTTGACAGAACACCTTTTCCTAAGATGTTAACACCTTGGTTTTGAATTGCTTCCATTGACATTGATAGTCCCGCTGTTGCCGCCGATGCTAATGCAGAAGTAACTTCTGCGTTCATTCCGTTGATGTAATCAACTGTGATGAAGTCTACTTCAACACCGTCTGCCTCGTGAGCTGTGTTTGGTGAAACGAAGTTTCCGGGTCCACCTGCCGGGATTGATGAATCATAAGCCATGTTATATTTCTCCTAATGGTTATAATGATTAACTTACGGCCGCCGCAGTTAAGATACCAAGTTTAGTTTCTGTTACTGTCGCGCCAGTTAAATCTGCGGTTACACCTGGAAAAGAATCGCTAGATTGATCTAGTGTTCTAATGTAGGCCTGTAAAGCCGCTTTTGTTGTTGTACTAGATAAACTGTCTAAGTTATCTGTTCTTACCATGTATGTTTTTTGCGTGTTGGAATCCGTTAATGGACCTTCAGCAAGGATTTGTAATCCATTCTGAGCAAACGCATGTCTCGTCATGTCTAAACCAGCAACTGCTGAACCAGATGTTAAGTCACCTACCTCTGCTGACACATCTACGATGAAGTCAACTGTTAGTAATGTAACGTCTACACCTTGAGTCTCATAGTTTTGATTCAAACTGAAGTTGTTTTTTGCTATTGGCATTTGTTATCCTCCTTTTTTCTGTTAACTAAATGCTATGACCCCGCTCCGGGATCAAGTTGTAAGTATTTATTGGTAAAGTTGGTAAATTATGCTGTAATATTACGATTTAAGCCAGACTTCATCACTTTTAGTGCGTTTATGAAACTTATAGCCTAGATCTCGCAGTATTAATTCACATTCGTTGACAAGATCAGATCTTTTATCCTTTTTCATTTCGATGTTTATGACGGCGTTGTTTTTGGTGAGTGTCTCTGTTGCACCATGCAGTAAAGGTACTTCTGATCCGTCTACGTCTATCTTAATGAAATCTACTTTTGTTAATCCAAAACTATCCAGCGTTCTCATGCTGATATCACCAGGCTGGTCATTCAGTTGTGTGCTGTTAAAACCTTGACTGGCTGTGTGTTCTTTGTTTGATAATCCAAAAGGATGCAGGACCACGTTGTTTTCCCTGACGTTTTTATTAAAGCATTCTCTGAAGTTTGGATTGGATTCGAAGCAGACCACACTCTGGAATCTTTGTGCCAGTGGTCTGGTCCATTGTCCAATGTTACTACCTATGTCCAGACACACACGCCACTTGCTAACAAAACTCAATGCCTGAGATCTTTGATCTGCTTGTCCGTTGCCTGCGTCTTCTAGGTATGTGGGTTTCGTGTGATGTCCATACAACACCCAAAAACTATTTTCGTTTGGCACCACACTCCTTGCAGTCGCAGTCAGGACAGTCCCTACACTCTGTGCATGATTGGCCACAGTGTTGTTCACACCCACACTTCTCACAGATATACTTGATCATCATTAAAGTTCCTTGAATTTTTTAAGAATGTCCGTGTTGGGCAGTTTAGATTGGAGTTGCTGTTGTAGTCTGTGTAGCGTCTGTATCTTACGTCTGGCATCTAACCTACCGTAATTTGCTACTGCTCTTCTTATATTTTTTAAATTTGCATCTTTTATGTTGAGTGCTCGTTCAAGTTGAGTTAGATTCTTGTAATGGTCCTCCCAACTTCTTAGATATCTTCTCAAGGCCATCACCGGCACAGGTTGTCTCTGTCGCATGGCCTGTGCTTGATCCTTGTTCTTGAGCTTCTTTGTGATCTCTGTGTCGCCCGCCACTATCGCTAACATATTTGCCAAATCGTTGTTCATCATCCTGACATTATCAAAGGTGCCTTTGGCCATGGTTTGATCAGCGTATACCTTAGCAAAATTTTCTGTGTCCTTGTTTTGGCTCATAAGTGCCAGTGCAAGAAAACTTAGATAAATTCTGTCAGTCACTTCTGGAAAAGTGAATCTCTGCAAGTCACTATGCCGTCTAATGACTTTGCCCTCAGATACATACTTTAAAAATGGAGTTAACATATAGGTATTTATAGAGCATATGCAAAGAAATTTTATTCTCACAGATATAATGAAGACCGGTGACCATCGTTCATATGAACAGTTCATCGATACTCATTCTCTTGCTGACCAGGAATTTGATTGCACAGGAGAATACTACACACTCCATCAGTACGAACTTGACAACTACCATAGGAAGTTCGCACTCATAGACATGAGGATACACAACAATAGACTGATAGGCAATGACGCATATAGAAATGATTTGTATACTCGACTAGAACTTTTACACCAACAAGGGTTTGTCTTCATACTAACAAATCCATGGGAATCAGCAGATAACATTAAATCGCAAATATTCGTCACAGGAGAAAAAATGAAAAAGATAGAAATACCATATCCTTATTATACCTGGACTGGCGGAGTTTCGTGGTTCTGGAGTTTCATGTACCACAAGCATAAAGATAACAAACCACAGGTCACACACAAATGGCCTAAGATACATGAATTTCTTTATCTAAACAAAGCAACAAGAGAACACAGGGTAAAATTATACAATAAATTATTAAAGCAAAATATTTTAGACAACAGCATCTATACCTTTGTGAATATGGAACCTCCACGTAGGTTGCAGGAAAAATACGAAATACCCGGGATAGATCCTAAAAATTATCCTCGTTGGGGCATGGACCAGGACATCTATGGTTTGCCTTACTCTGACTCTGTGTGTTCTTTAGTGTCCGAAACAAACGACAATGATTATGAAATATTCATGACCGAGAAAATATGGAAGCCTATAATGGCACAACACACTTTCGTCATCCATGGCAATCATCTTTACCTACAGAAGTTGAGGGAAATGGGATTCAAAACCTTCAGTAGTCATTTTGATGAAAGTTACGATCTGGAACGGGATCCTGACAAGCGTATTGACAAGATAGTTTCTCTTTGCAAGGAGTTACAAAAAAAGAATTGGCAAGACGTCTATCTTCAGACCAAAGCTCTAAGACAGCACAATTATGATACTTTTTTCAATAGTGAAAAGTTGAGTATGGAAGTGAATAAAACTTTACAATTATTTCTTGAATTTGCTGATGCCGGTCAAGTTCCTTCGTGAGAACCCTAACCTATCTACTAACTTAACAGCATTACCTGACTTGTCCACTGCAACAAATCCTTCGGGCTCGGTAACTTCTAATCCACCATCTGTCTGTTGGAATGATCCTATGGCCTGTGCTTGATTCATCTTCTTTAACACAAATGCTTTCATTGTTTGCACCGCTTTGTAGAAAGTAAGCATGGCCTGTAATGGCTTCTTGGCTCTGTTCAGGAACACAGGCATCTGTTTCATCTTGTCTTGCCTTAGTTGTAATGCCTTCTGTGCTTTGAGTCCTGACATCTGTTGTTGCATTCTGTCTGCGTAGAACTTCTTGAAACCTATCAAGAACTGGTTCACATTTGATGGTAACTGTCCTTGCTTTACCATTGCATTTATGTACATCTGGAACATCGGTATGAAGTCTTGGTTTTGTCCTAACACACTTGATAGATTCTGTGGAACACCATTCAATAGTGTCTCCAACTTCTCAATACCGTTGTAGAATTGTTTGGTTTCATCGTCTGTGAATTTCGCACTGCCTGATACATCTTTGTATGTGGCATTATCAAAGAAGACATCGTTGCTTTTATTGAAAGCATCAACGTCTGCTCCACCTGATGCTGACATGTCTGCCAGTGAGTCGCCGTTGTAAGTTGTGTGGAATATTATTCCTACCTTTGCTCTATCTATTTGTCTTCCTAAATCACCTGCTTCTGGCACTGCATAAGTGATTGTGTTTGGTGTAAATGTCATGTGAGGCTTGCCGTCGATGTTCTTACGTGTAATGTCCTCATCTGTGAACAGCAAATCTCCTTGCACTACCCCTTGTATGTTTAGTTTCTTAAGGTGCACAAGGCACTTTAATAATTTCTGTCCTAGGTCGTCTGTGCCGTGATTGTTTGCGATGTCTTTTTTTGTGTAATTTATTTTGGCCGCCTGTGCAAACACTGACTTTGTGCCCACAAAGAATTTGCCGTTATCAGGATTGATACCGCATACCACAGCAGGTGCACCGTCCCATTTAACAGACACACTCATAGCCTCAGAACTTGATCCTTTGAGTGTTAATAACAATCCTCTGAAATATTCCAAGACTGCTTTGCCACCTTCGTATCCATCTGTGATTACGATGTCTTCGATGTGTTCAAGGTGTGTCCTTTTAAATTCAGTAAGGACATCTTCTATTAACATGATTAATCCTCTTTGTATTCGCCGTCTTTGATTTTGAGCATGTTCTCTTTGACATCTCTGTTCTCTTTGATACGTGCCACACCTTTGCTAAACTTAGATGCGTCCATGTTCTTAAGTGCTGAATTGAATTTCTTTTCAAGTTTGAATGCTGTATCTTGATCGAAGTTCTCTCTTATGTAGGTCATTAGTCTGATTGCACTCTCTAGGATATGAGTTGCTCTGCTTTCGACCACCTCTTCCTTGTCCCTTTTAAGTGGCATTGAACTTAATTCTTCTAATAAACTTCTAGTATGTTTTTGCATATATGGTATTTACTTCTTATTATAGCAGAATAATAGTAAAAGTCTACTAGCATAGAACATATATACTTTATATGAGTATGTCTAATAGACAAAAGATCCGTATGTATTCACACCATGATGTTGATATAGATGGTGATGAGGAATTATGGTCTGTTATGGGCATATTATTGACAATACTGGGTGTTTGGACAGGAATTGTACATATCATAGATTGGCTTACCATAAATTTCATACCATGGTGGGTAGAACCATTCACGATCATTCCCGTAATATTTCTCATAGTGATGAAAGAGAGATTTGATTCCTTTAATCCATTACACTGGTGGCCAATGTTCTGGGGGTATCCGGCTAAACTACCCGAAGAAGACAGGATAACAATAAGGCCATTGGACACCGAACGCATAATGACACAGCATGGTGGTAGACTTAATGTTCACATAATAGATTACGAAAACATAAAATTTCGTAAAAAGAAAGATGCTGTTATTTTTGGTCTAAGGTATTTCTAGCCGACCTGAAAACAGTGCCGTACTTCAGCTCGTACAGTTTTAATTTGTCTGACAGCTCTTTGATTATCTGTCTGTAGTCTGCTATTTGCACTTCCAGGTTGCCCACCTCGGCTTTCAATTTCTTTTCCGTGATAGTTTCTTTATTCATTTGGTCCTCTTTGATCTTGCATGTAAGTACTCTGCAACTTTATAGATCCTGTGTAAATTTGTGACTTTATGTTTCCAGTGTTTGTCCATAAGTGGTTGTGCTATTGTTCTGATGGCCTTGCTTCTTTTTGATTCCCTCACTCCCTGCTCGTAGACTGCTCCACCGGAGGTCTTTGCTTCTACAAATCCTAGTTCGTATTTCTTATTTTCCTTGTCCGACATAAGACTTATAAGATCTCTTCTTGGATTTATTCATAGAGCTCATTTTAATTCTACTCTTATTCTTACCTTGGGAAGTCTTCTTAGGTTTGCCTTTTACGTATCCTGATGTGTTGTGTAGTGCCATAATGTAATATTATAGTAGACAGTTATATAAGTCAAGTGTATAATGTAAATAATAATATGATCAAGTACCAACTAAGATGTAGATGCAATCACGAGTTCGAAGGATGGTTTCCCAACAGTAAAGAATACACGAGACAAAAAAACAAGGGATTAATTAACTGTCCGATGTGTGACAGCTCTGCAGTGGACAAGGCCATCATGGCACCAAACGTAAAAACAAATACAAAGAAAACAATACCGGATGATTATATGGTAATGGGCGAGTCGGCAGAACAGATACTTCGTAAATTAAACAAGAAGATCAAGAAAGACTTCCAGAATGTTGGTAAAAACTTTGCCAAAGAGGCCAGGAAAGCGGCCAAAGGCAAACGTGATCAGAAGTTCTACGGTACAACAACCAAAGAAGAAACAAATAAGTTGTTGGACGAGGGAATAGATCTGTTTGCTGTGCCAGACTACAAAGACAATTAGCCGCATAATAGTTGATCTTTTAGTGCAGGTTGACTTAATACACTTTCTAGTATATAATTGTAAACATGGAACGTAGGATAACAGAGATTGAAACTCCAGAGTTACGTAACCATATAACAATAATAGGAAAAGGAAACAATATGCTAACAGGTATGTTCAATACACTTTTTCCATCTACTAAGAAGGAAACAAAAACCATGGCAAACTCAACACAATACGTTGTATACACAAGAAACTTCAAATCAAGAGCGAAGCA